TGAATGTGTGCATAAACACACCAACACTTTCAAAGTTGCTCAAGGCTTCGCCCCTTCTTCCATTATAAAATTTGTCAGTCATATTAAAACTTCTTCCCAATTTTGTATTTGCTAATCAATTCCCATTCATGCTTTTCTTTGTAAGGAATCACCTTAATGAATTTCATTGGAGCTTGGTTTTCTTCGCTCAACTTAGGATTCACTAATTCAATTAAACCCCAATCAGCTAACAAGTTCGCAATAGTATTCCTGCGTGCAAGGTCTTCCTCATCCAGCGATGATGGCTTTCCGTCTAATGCGAAAAGTTCTTTGAAATGCACGATGTAATACTTACCACGCTTGTGTAGTATATGGCATGACTGATATAAGGTTTTATTTTTCTCTGAAGCCACGCCAACTCTGGTTAATGTTTCTTTAACTTTTAGAAAATCATCTTCCTGATGTAGCTTCACTTCGATAAAAGTATCTAATGAAGTCATTTTGTATTCCCACCTTTTTGTAATTTTTGTAATATAAGGTCAATCTGCGCGGTGGTTAATACTGTAGAGATATCTTTTGCTTTTTGAGCACTGCAACCATAATATTCGGCGAGTTGCATGACAATTTCATCTTTACTGGCTTTAGCCCACTTCGAAAATCGTTTGTTCTTACGAATACTATTTAGTAAATACTCATACTGGAGCAGATTATCTAGGTCAGGATACATATTCATGTCATTTGAATACATGATGGTGTCTGGGAAGTAGGAAAGACCTCGGTTGGTTAGAAATGCATTATACTGTTTCTCAGCTAGTTCTGGATTCTCGGTGTCACGAATCAGATTCTTTTTAGTATAGGTGATGCTGTTGGTGTAATCAAATGGGTTTGACATGTTACACCCACTCAGCTTCGACCATAACTTCAGTTAGGAACGCGACCGTATTGATTTCTTGGTCGGCAACGAACGCTGACTGATACTGATAGCGACCTAGCAACAGAACCAGTTGCGGGATGCTGTTTGGCTTCATATAGGTTGAAGCCATGTCATAGAACTTGCGAAAGAACGCAGTTGGCTCGGTGTCTAGGTTTTCGGAGACCCACTTGCGCATATCATTGAACCGCTTGTTCTTCAGCAAGTCAACAAGACCTTTGAAGTTTTCTTCGCCAAGATTAGCGAGGATACCGCTGTCGATTTTACCTGTAACACTATAACGCTGAAGTTCGTTTAGAACTCGACGCCAGTCTGGGAAGTGCTTGGTTACGACTTCGGCAACAACAGCCTTGTCAAACTCAACTCCTTCTTGCTCTAGGATACCACAAGCACGCTTATGGAACTGAGCTGCCAGCTTCGGTTTCTGGCTAGAAGGAATCTTGAATTCAATTACTGAACAACGAGAGTGTAGTGGTTCAATGATACGATTCTTGAAGTTACAGGTCAGAATGAATCCGCAGTTCTTAGAGAACTCTTCCATGAAGTTGCGAAGAGCTGGCTGAGTTGACTGCGCATTTAGGTAGTCTGCCTCATCGAGGATGACCATCTTACGAGTGCCTGTAAACGAAATAGTAGAAGCGAAGTTCTTAATCTCGGTACGCAGAGTATCGATACCACCGTTCATAGAACCGTTGATTTCGATATAGTCAAGTCCGAGTTCTTCACACATCGCGCGAGCGACGGTGGTTTTACCAGTTCCTTGCGAACCAGTTAGTAACAGGTTAGGAATGCTACCTTGTTTTACAAATTCTGAGAAAGTCGACTTTAGACTTTCTGGCAGAATGCAATCTTCAATCTTGTGTGGGCGATATTTCTCGACCCAAAGGAAGTCATCCTTCATCATAAACTACTCCATAATATAAAAAGGTGCGAGTCGCGGAGAGTATCCCACTCACTCTGTACGATCTTTATACCGTACAGCAACTCAATTACGCGCTGTACTTCGAGCTTGATTCAGTTGCGATGAAGTATTCAAGACCAGCTTTTTCGTTCGCGAATTTACCCATGCCTTTCGACGAGATGGATACTTTATAGTCACCGCTGATTAGTTTCAAGTTCTCAGACTTGAATACCATACGGAACTTCGCTGTATTGGTAACTGCAACATCAACGTGATATTCGTTAGAAGTATCGTTCTTGACGTTGGTGGCAACCAGCTTGGTCTGACTCGAACCATCAGAAACAACGGCGATTTCTGGAGCCTGAAGGACGCTCGCAGCTTTCAACACTTCGCTGATGTTAGAGGCAGACGCATCAAACACAACTTCTTCGGTAGGAAGTTGTAGCTTCTTCTCAGGAGCAGCAAGAATCATGCTTGGCTCGGCGAACCAATACTTGATGCTACGCTTACCACTAGAGATGGTGACGAACTTATCAGTAAAGTCAAAATCAGGATCTTCGAACAAGCTGACAGCACCGAGGAACTGACCGAGGTCATAGATCGCAAAGGTGGTTGGGAAGTTTTCAGAAACGACAGCAGAAGCTAGAATGTTCTTCTGCGGTGAGATAGTCGACAGGGTTGAACCTGCACGAACTAGGATGTTTCCATTGATAGAAGAAAAGTTCTTCAGAATGGAAAGGGTTTGGCTTGAGATCTTCATAATATTATCCTTGTTTGGTCAATTGTTCGTAAACTTCTACGAACGTCTCATTTGTTGCTACTTCATCATTGAAGTTTTGTTTATGATAGGTCTTGGCAATTTTGCGCAAGACCTTCTTATCAATGTTAAAGTTTTTACTTGCTTCGTTTATGGATTCGTTGATGGCAGATCGCTCTGCCTCAACCATAGTCATCATATTGGAAACGTCATCAAGAACTTTCTTGAGTTTTACACGGTCAGCTTCAATCATTATATTATACTCTAAAGTTGTTTGTTAGTAAAATTACTTCTTCTTTTGTTTCTGTTTTTTCAGAAGACCAGTGTCTGCTGTCGCAGAAGCACCGACAGAAGCAAGAGCCGCAAGCGAACCACCAAAGGTGTAAGAACCAGTGTGTTGTAGTTCCATCCACGGACACAGCCAGATTGTTCCGCCCATCTTGATTACATTCTGACAGAACATGTAATCTTCCGACAGATAACGCTTTGTCGCAGGATCGATGATGCAGTCGAAGTAAGCATGAATCTCACGCGAGCCATCGAATGCTGCGGTGCGAACATGGTCTGGCTTGTAGCTGTATTGTGGATAAGCAGTTTTGTATTCGTCGAACACTTTGCGCTTAATCATCATGAAGCCAGTACCGATTTCAAGAACCTTTGCTGGTTCGTTTAGTTTGATTTCAGTTTGACCAGCATCAATGATTGGGTTGAATACAAAATCGCCAACGTATTTTTCAAGTTCGTTAGGATTCTCATCACCAACACCCTTGTTTACAGCTTGTACGATCTTTTCCCACGAGATGCATTTCTTAGGATATGGACCACCGATGATATCATATGGGGATTCATCAGATTGCAGAGCAAGCAACGACAGAACGTCATTAGGATTAAACCCGATGTCCGAATCGATGAACATCAGGTGAGTCGCATCAGAACGCAGAAACTCATCTACGCAATAGTTACGAGCGCGAGTAATTAGTGATTCGTTGAACAGATAGTAAACGCGCATCTCAATACCATACTTGACGCACATAGCAGTCAAGTCAGCAACAGAACGACAGTATGTACCATGACACTGTCCGCCGTACATAGGTGTTGCGACAAACAGTTTGCGTTTGCGCAGTTCTTCAATTTCTACTTTGATTTCCATTATACAATAATTCCTTGTTTTGGAGTGATAATCTTACCAGTCAATTCTTTGTAGTGATTGGCTATTGGTTCCTGTGGGTCAAGAATGCATAGGATAGAAGATTTCTCGAAATATACTTTTTCAGTAATAGCATATGGTGAGAACTTCATCAAGACCAACCCTTTCTCTGGGTGCATAGCAAGCGTGTATGGATTATGTGCTACTTGAACATCAGTCATTTCAAGTTCGCAAATAATATCTTCGCCTGTGATTAGTTTAACTAGTTTAACGTCCATCACGGCACCGACGAAGTAATGCTCTTACGAGGTTTTGTAACTTTCGTAGTTGCATTTTCATAGTCGTCGACCAAAGAATCAACTGGTGTCACTACAAACATGATATGCTTTTTATCAACAGCAACAAACTCAGCTGCAGTGGTATATTGCATATATGGAATAAACACAAGACGATTGTCTTGTACTGCAACTAACATCGGCTGAGTCATTTCTACTGCATCTTTCTTCTCAGAAACAACAGCAATAATTTCTTCGCCTGTAATCAATTTTACAACTTGTACGCTCATTTTAATATCCTCTTTAATTTTGCCAGCTTCTTCTGGCGTTTCAATGCGATTTCTTTCTGGATGAAAGAAGCTCGGTCAATATACTTAGTTCCATTCATATGGTCT